ATTTAATCCTGTTATAATACTATCATATCTTCTTGCAGTATATATTTTATTTAATTCTAACGTATAATGAACTACAGTTTTACCTGCAATTAAAGCATTAGCACCTAATGCTGATAATACCCAAGATTTACCTGCTCCTGATGGAGCTATTATAATTCCTAATTCTCCAGATGCTAAACCTCCCTGTAGTAAATCATCCACACATTCCCAACCAGTAGTAATTGTATTTCTAAAATTATCGGTATATCTCTCTTCAAACTGGTCTTTATATATATGTCCAATATCTCTTGTATATCCTGATTTTAAAGCTGAGTCTAATGTTGTTTTAACTCCATCATAATCTGAAGTATTTAGTAGCTCAACACATTCTAATATTGCCTTTTTAATTTCTTGATTTCTACAGAAATCTACAGCTTGTTCTTGAACATACTTTAAATCACTAGCATTTGAATACATATCAGCTCTACGAAAATATTCTTGTATTTCTTGCTTCAGTAAACTTTGGGTATCTGTTAGTTTAGCTAATTCTGTAGCGTATACAGTACTAGATGGAGATTGACCATATTTAAAGTAATAATCTAATGTACACTTTATAATCCATTGAGATGCGTTACTGAAAAAATAAGATGGTTTTAGTATGTCTGAAATTTGAGTTAAAAAAGAAGTATTATCAATTAAGGATACAATTAATTTGTATTCAAAATCTTTTCCATAACTACTTAATGTGTTTGTCATTTTTTCAAGGTTTTTAAGTAATTTTTCCAAAATAAGAAATCATATTCGTTTTTACATAATTCTATATGGAAAAATATAGTTTGTAACTTCATTACTTCAAACTCAGGTAAATCACTCTTTGCTATCGCTATAATACTAGCTTGAGTAGTTCCTGACATATTCGGTTCTAATAATTGCATCAATTCATAATTCCTGTAAACAATATCACTTTGATTTACTATGTTTTCAAAGATTTTTGCTTTAGGTTTATTACTATAATGCACTTTACTCTGTTCTATAATATCATCAATAGTGATATGCTTATCTGTTGTATTTAAGTTAAAATGTTTGTTTAACCCAACTTCTCCTACTTGTTTTACACCAGATATGTTGTCAGTTCTATCTCCAACAAAACATCTATATGTTAAATAGTTAAGTGGAGTGTAACCATACAAAGATATCATAGATTCCTTAGATATCAAAACTTTTTTTTCATGAGAATATACAGATATTTTATCATCTACTAATTGAAGATAATCTCTATCAGAACTCATTATTATCTTAGAAGATTCTTTATCTAATACATGCTTACAAAGAAATGCTATTACATCATCAGCTTCCACAGAATCTATAATAATTGTCTTAATTGGCATTATAGATAAAGAATTTACTAATAAATTTAACTGCATTCTTTTAGATTCAGTCTCATTTAAAATTCCTCTAGTATCCGAAAATCTATTGAAACTACCTGCACTAAGAACTTTTTGTTTATAGTCATTGTGCAAGTGTCTTCTTCTTACACTTCCTCCTTTTCCATCAAACACAATGTATATTGATGTTGGAGAATAATCTATAATTGCTTTATATATAGTTCTATAAAAGCCTAGTATTCCACCAACGTGGTCTCCTTCATAATTCAAAGTTGGGACAGCCTGAAAATTTCTAATAAAAACATTCAAACCATCCACAACTAGAATCTTACTCTCTACTACACTTTCATATTTTTGAATTTCTTTGAACTTTTGAAATTCTTCAAATGAATCAATATTCGTCATCATCGCTTTCTTCCTCAATTATAATACTATCAGTATCTATAGCGTCATTAATACTATACTTAAATATTAACTCATCACATAGTTGGTTATATACCATTTCCTTGTACTTTGGATTAGCTATAATCTTATCATAAAATTGCTTAGATTGGAATTTTATCTCTTCGATAACTTCTCCTGTTTCCTTATCCACAACTCTATAAGTATACCAAGCTCCATTAAGGTCTACTATCTTCTTGTTAGACATTTCTTCTAACCAAGAGCCATAGTTGTCCATACCTGAATTATAGTAAATTTTATAGTTGATACTTCTATTCGCAGGGCCTAATCTATTCTTCTTAATATGAGCAACATTCTGTACTCCTATTACGTGGTCTTTCTTACCATTTTTTTCTATGAATATTTTTTTCCCTGCTTCAAGTCTTATTCTAACAGACGAATGAAATGGAATACCTTTACCTCCTGAAGTAGTATATATATCTCCACCAAGTGCTCCTAGTCTTACTCGTAATTGATTAGTTATTAAAAGACATACTTTATTTCTGCCTATGTAGTTAGTAATCTTCCTCATCGCTTGTGATATGATTATAGATTTACTAGTATTCCAACCCTGTTTATCAAAACCAATTTCCTTTTCAGATTTAGTTGTTGCTCCCATTATAGAATCTATTACAATAGTTAGTAATATATTAGGGTCTTTCTTCCTAACTTCTATAATCATCTTCTCTATGGTGTCAAAAATATCTTCTACGGTATACATTGACAAATATATCATTTTAGATACATCAACACCAATAGCTCTCATAAATTCCTCACTCGCTGCATTCTCAGTATCTATATAGACAGCTATACCACCTTTCTGTTGAGTTGACTTAATTGCATGACAAACCAACAAGGATTTACCTGATGCTTCCATTCCAGAAATTTCGGTGATTCTCCCTACGGGAAAACCACCGTTCTTTCTGTTTGATATAGCAATGTCTAACATATCATTTCCCGAAGAGACCCAATCAGTTATATCAGATGGATTGAAATCTGAACCATCTAGAAAGTAAGCAACTTTATCAGTAGATTTTTTAAATATACTGTTTACATAAGTAGCTATATCCTCTTCTAATGAACTATGATTTTTTTTAGACATTATCTAGTTATGTTTAGAATTTAGTAATCTTTCAAATTCTAACATAGCATTAGATACTTGAGGAGATTCTTGATTTGAAATTGGATTACCTGTAAAAACATTTGATGATTGAACAGTTGATGTTTGATTCTCAGATGTAGCATACGATTGAGAAATTGCACTACCGTTAGCAGGAGTAAAAGTTGGAACAATATCACCTACTCCAGAATTACCTATTGCCTTATTTACAAAATCTGTATTAGGTTTCGGATATAGATAATTTTCCAACACTTTAATCAATTCTTCTTTTGTTGGTGCTTTGAAAATATCTTCCAATTTTGGCAATTCTGATAGCATTTTCATACCTGCTTGAACATCTGCGAATGCAGGTGTTTTCATAGGTTTGATAATAATAGTAGTACTAGGATATCCATCTCCTTGTTTTTTCTGGTACTCTACAAAGATATCGTGACCGTTTGTCATATCAGATATATCTCCATAATCACCACTGTTCAAAAACTTAGCTAAAGTAGCATATACAGCTTCTGTAAAACCGAAGAATCTAACTCCCTTATGCTCCTCACCTCTAACTATAATTGGAGCATACACCCTCATCTTAGGTTCTAATTTCTTACCTCTTACCCAAGATTCTTTATCTCCTTCCGACTGTAGTTTCTTAGCCCAAAGCATAATAGGGTCATCCATTCCAAATGTTACGGGTGATACAATTGGTTTTTCTGCTAATCCATAGTGAAAATAAATTCTACGTAATGAATCTGTTGGGTCATGTGGATAGGGCACAATTCGAATGATGTGTTCCTTTTCAGGTTTCCAAAATAAATCATCATTCCTTGTTGAATCCTTGGCAGTCTTTTTACTCAAACGATTAATATCGTCTTGAATAGCTGAAAAATTAATTGGCATAACTTAAAAAATTTTGTTAAAAATTAAAGATATATTGATTTTCTAAAATCCAATTTGACAAAAACTAATCTTTCTTCAAAATATGATTCTGAACCAGAATGTTCTTCTATGGGAAATCTCTTTACTATGAGAAGTATATCCTTATAGTTTTCCCAATCTATTTGATAACTCTTATCTAAAATTCCATTATTCAGTAACTTAATCAAGGAATTTAATGCATTAATTGTGTATAATGTATTTGTTTGTTTTTTCTTATTTATTGATATAGTATTTTTAGCTAAACCCTCTCTTAAATTATCCTCAGTATTATATATTAATAATATGCTATTAGGATTATCTCTATCTGTATACATATAAAACTTATTATTATATATTTTATAGTATGTAGATAAATAATCTATAGTTAAACTAAGTGAATCATTCGAAGTAAACGTACATAAAAATTGTCCTTTCATAATCAATACTTTTAATTAGCATACGATGCTAAATAGCTC